TGTTGATCACATTTGAATTATGTCCAAAACTTTTCGGTTGTAAACCGTATCGTTTTATTTCATTTATTTTTGAACAGGCACACGATAAAAAGGGTGCTTGTCCAAAAATCTTTGGATCAAACTGTGCGTATTCCGAAGTTTCAATTTCCTTTTACTAAGGTATATCTCTGATACACCGTTGTTCAAGGGATTGGGATAAGAAAGAATATCTTTTAAGTCTTTAAAGGGGCCTTCAGCAAAGCTGTCGGCTTCTTCATCGACATAAGTGGTATTTATTCTCCTTATAACGTTCATTAGTTCCTTCTTATGAAGGTCCTTATAAGCATTATAAAGGGGTGACTTTCTTAGTTTGTGCGACTCGACAAAACTAGAAGGATTGAAATCAGTACTGATCTCAATTATCTTCTCGTTTGTTCTTTGATTCGCCTCTTTTAAACAAAAAGAGTCGAGATCCATCAGTAATCTTTTTACTGGTAGATCCGTCCTCCACAGCTTCCTCATCCCCGAAAGGGGAGGGATGCGTGGGAGCACTGGAAAGTGTTCCAATGCGGGACAGGTCAATAGAACATGAGCGTCTGGATCATCTTTAAACTTACTGTTGTGAAACAGATGTTCTAAGATTTCCTTATACTCAGAGTCGGAAAAACCACCAGGATCTGAATGGTGGAGTTTCTCGGAAAACACTCTTATAAATTCCATGAAACCAACTAAGGTTCCAGTAGATTTTATAAGAATGTCCGGAGGAATGGGTGAAATTTCACCGCCATTAACGAATAGTCTTTTGGCGATTTCACCGAGGTTGTAACCTGGAGTACTTTTAATAGATTTCTCTTTTGAGATATCCATTCCAAGTATTTCTAGAACTTCCTCATATTTCTCCGTGCCACTCTTACTAGCAATAGCCATATCATCACCAATTATAGCGTAGAACTTTTCAGTTTTACAGTAATTGATGATGGCATGATGCGTTATTGCCATGGCCGACCATGAGGATAACATCCCCATAGGTTGACCTACAGCATAACGTAATTGCCCTCCCTTATAGTAGATATCTCTGTCTACTAAAAGAGTCTTCCAAAGTGTACTGAGATCTTCAGGAAGAATCAATTCCAAGATTCTTTTTTGAAGGTCAACTGGCATTCTATCTGTTGCGGCTTTAAGGTCGTAACAGTTTAGAGGCCCTGTTTTAGTAAATTTTCTCACTCTCTTCGCAAGAAGATGGTGTGAAAAAGTACCATCACATGGAAACTTCTTCAAGACTTTCATAAGATAGTCATGAATAGGTTTCAGTACAGTTTGGGTCCAAATGTCTGGAATACAAATTACGCGGGTCTTCCCACCTCCTTCTTGAAGGAAATGGAGTCGAGCCGTCATAGATGTATAAATTTCATTTAGATTC